TGGCAATACGAACTACAACAACGCTTCGAACTCTAATGGAGTTCGTCCGGATTCTTCGATTAACCAACGAAGAAGGAGATGCTATCCGTTCCGCAAGGATAAATAATAAAGCCTAATACAATTTACTACGGTAAGTATTGTTATAACGGTGAATAGGTTATGAACTACGAGGAGATTGTCTGTGACGCCAATAACTTGTATAGGGCTTATAAGGTCTCTGTGAAAAGCAGCAAGTGGAAAGAATCGACGCAAAAATTCATGATGAATTTCCTGCGGTATATATTTGAAATCCAAGACGATCTAATAAATCGGACACTTCAAAATGGACCGACACAGGAATTCGAGCTGCACGAAAGAGGCCGAATAAGACCTATTACAAGCATTCAAATCCGCGATCGCATTGTCCGACATTCTCTGTGCGATGAGGTTTTACTTCCAGAAGTTAGAAAACATATCATTTATGATAACTGCGCATCTATCAAGGGGCGCGGAATTTCACAACAGAGAAAACGATTCGAAATCCATCTCCACAAATACTACCAATTATACGGAAATGACGGTTATATTCTATTCGGTGACTTTTCAAAGTTCTATGACAATATTATCCATGAGATTGCTAAACGAGAATTGTTGAAGCTGTTCAATGACGATGAGTTTATTGACTGGCTTTTAACGTTGATATTTAAGGGTTTCCAGATCGATGTTTCGTATATGTCTGACGAGGAATACGAGACCTGTATGATCGATACTTTCAATAAACTGGAGTATCGGAATATTCCAAAAGAGAAGCTCACTGGCGAAAAGTGGATGGAGAAGTCCGTCAATATTGGGGATCAACTTTCACAAGTCATTGGAATTTATTATCCATATCCGATTGACAATTACGTCAAGTATGTGCGTCAGCAGAAATTTTATGGAAGGTATATGGACGATTGGTACATCATGAATCCTAGTAAAGAAGAGCTTGAAAACTTGCTCGAAAACGTCTGTAAAATAGCAGCCGAACTTGGAATCCATATCAATCGTAAGAAAACCAGAATCGTTAAGATTTCGAGCAAATACAAATTCTTGCAAATCAAGTACACACTTACGGATACAGGTAAAGTCATCAAACGAATAAACCCGGATCGAGTTACCGCAATGCGTAGAAAACTCAAGAAACTTGCCGTTAAGGTTGAAAATGAAGAAGCGGATTACGACAATGTCGAAAATATGTTTCGCGGTTGGATGGGAGGACATTATAAACTCTTATCCAGAGAACAACGAAAGAATTTAATACAGCTTTACGAAGACCTATTTAGTAAGGAAATCACAATAGTCAACAAGAAGCTGATTGTTTCTGATAGGTCTGCATGATTGCACATAAAGAAGGAGGAAAACGATGGAACCATGGTTTCAGGTTGTACTTACGATCTTTAGCTCAGTTCTTGCATCTTCTGGGCTGTGGGCCTATTTGCAAAAGAAAAGCGAGCAAAAAGATGTAAAAACAGAGATGCTTATTGGATTGGCACATGACAGGATCATGTATCTTGGAATGTCGTATATTGACCGTGGGTGTGTAACCTAGGATGAATATGAGAATCTGAGAGTGTATCTCTATGAACCCTACGAACGTATGGGCGGGAATGGTTCAGCAAAGCGAATTATGCAGGAGGTGGACAAACTCCCGATTCATAAATTTATAGAAAAGGAGGAAGAGCACAATGAGCATGAGTAACAAGACATACGACATCCTTAAGTGGATTGCTATGTATCTGCTTCCGGCTGCTGGTACATTATATTTTGCACTGGCTGGAATCTGGGGTCTCCCGTATGGAGAGCAGGTAGTCGGAACCATCACTGCGGTTGATACTTTCCTTGGTGTTATCCTTGGAATCAGTACATCCCAGTACAACAAGACTGCTGATAAAGAAAAATAATGAAAGTGTCATGGAGGACTAAACATTATGGCAAATATGAATGTAAACAAAGTCATTTACGGGGGGGGATGTCCTTATCGATCTTACTGGCGATTCCGTCAGTGCAGATAAGGTCCTCAAAGGTATTACTGCTCATGATAAGAGTGGTGCAAAGATCACGGGTACCTGTACATTCGACAGCGATACTTCCGAAGATACTGCGGCTGTCGCTGAGATTCTCGTAGGAAAGACTGCGCACGCCCGTGGAAGTAAGCTTACAGGTACTATGAAGAATAACGGCGCTGTCAAGGGTATCATCTCAACTGTGGCTGGAGAATATACAGTACCGCAAGGCTATCATGATGGCTCTGGTAAGGTGTCTATTGACGCCACCGAACAGGCAAAGCTTATTGCTACTAACATTCGTGAGGGTGTGACGATTCTTGGCGTTGAGGGCGCCATGTCTGGTTCTGAGGATATGAAGCCACAGAGCAAGGAAGTAACACCGTCCAAAGAAGCTCAGACGATCATGCCCGATGAAGAGTACAACTGCTTATCTCAGGTTACAGTTAAGGCAATCCCATATGTAGAAACCGATAACTCTGCCGGAGGAAAGACTGTTACAATCGGATAAGGAGGTTTTGTCAAATGGCTGCGAATAAAGTCGTATTCGGCAATAAAGTTTTGATCGACCTTACCGGCGATACTGTTACGGAAGAAGCTTTGCTAAAGGGCTATACAGCACACAAAGCAGATGGTACAATTATTACCGGAACGGCTTTCGCAGGATATCCTAATGAGTTCGTGTTCTTAGACAACATCCAGGACTCAAGTGGAAACCCAATCAAAGACAGTTCCGGTAAAACAATTCAGGGACAAACCATCTATCGCAAAGCTCGCAACTCGGTTCTTTTGGATTCTACGGGCGATGTGATTGAAGACGGTTTTGAACAGTAGATAGAGGTGGTTAAGTTTGTGTGGGTGTCGTTTATTTCTCGATTATTCCTACATTTGAACCCTCTAGGTACTGTAAATGCTGGATAGTTTGTTTCTATAATAGAAACTTGTTAGGTGGCTTATACCGAGAAAATCCAGTAAAATCAAGGAATTATGAAGCGGTTAAGAGTAGTAAAAAGTGGGAAAATGTAGGTAATTCATACATTATTCCTGCACTACTCCTATACCGCTATTCCTATATTTGAGCGTCAAATACAAGTCATTTTATTTTTTCTATTTCAGTTCTGAGCCATTCAAATTCTCTGGCTGTATACACCTTTTCGGTGATATCTGAAATCTTATGTCCGACCATATATTTGATAGCGTATTCATCGACTTTAGCATCTTTGCATTTGGTTACGAAATGCTTTCTGCCGTCGTGAGGTCTATGATCCGGGTTGAGTTTAAGCTCGTCCCGAATGCGATTGAATATTTTGCTATACCGATTGTATGTCAACTTGGTATTCTTACCGCGGCGATCTTCATCTGTATAATTGAAAAGATATTTGCTCCCAAGTTGCTCAGCTTCTTCGTACGATTTGGAAACCAAGTCCCTTATCCGAGGATGAATCGGTACAACTCTGTTTTCACCAGCATCGGTTTTAATTCCACCTTTAAATGTCCAGTTTGATAAATCAACATCTGCTAATTCTATCAGACCTAACTCTTGCGGTCGCCATCCAGAATAGCATTGAATAATCATGAACTCGATTCCATATTTATGTCCGAGATTCTCCCACAGAAGAGTCATCTCATCGTCAGAGAATGGAATGTGTTCTTTCTTGACAGTCTGTATTTCTTTAATGGTATCGTCTGTAAGCTTGAACGTTCTCGAATAGTTCCGATCTACAAGTTCATATTCAACTGCATAATCGAGCATCTGGTTGAAGAGAGTCTTTATTTTGTTTTTCATTGATGCGCTCGGTGTCTGTTCTTGTCCTCTTACGGTAGCAACACCTTCTTCCATGCAGCCTTTTATATGCCTTGCTCGAACATCCATGACTCGCATATCGTAAACAGCAGAGCAATATTGCCAAGCTGATGTTGTAGCTCTGGCGCTGTCGTCGCTCTTCAGAGTCTTGAAGTATTCTGGTGTCCATTTGTCGTAGAGTTCCTTGACAGTAATGGATGGCTCTAAATCGTATGGATTCTTATTGAATTCCACAAGCGCGGTATATGCGTCGTTGTATGTAGGAAAGTATGATTCTGGCTTCAACGGCTTACATATCGGTTTACCATTCTTGTCCTTTCCAACCGTAACCATTGCTCGGAAAGGGTTCCTTAAATTTCTACCCTTAATTTCACTTATTTGACCGAAACCATTTGGAAGACGTCTGCGCTTATTGGGTTTGCGAGACGATTTGAGCTTTGCGTCCGGCTTTAGTGGGTATCCACAATGTGGACAGGTATTTGCTTTATCGCTTACCTGCAAGTCACACTCTGGGCATTGTATCAGCATATTAAATCCCTCCTCATGATAATGAACCGAGATTTTATGTTGGATTGTTGATTTATCGTTAGTAATCATATATCATGGTGTAGGAATTGTCAACTCCTACACTAAACTTTTTATATTTTAACCTAGGATAGAAAGGGTTAGGTATATGGTCAGTAACAATACATCAACCTGCCAAGACTGCGGTGGAAAATTGAAATATTACGATAAAGTCAGAAGAATTGTACGGACGAAAGGTCGTGTGAGCAAATGGGTGAATGTTCCGAGGTATCAATGCTCCGAATGTGGGTGTATTCGTCGGTACCTACCGGATTATATTTACCCATACAAGCAATATGAATCAGAAATAATAGCCGGTGTTATAGAGGGATTGATCACCTGTGAGACTTTTGGATATGAAGATTATCCCTGTGAGATGACTATGATACGTTGGAAAGCGCATAAATCGCAACTGCTTTTATGAATAGAATACATATTTACGGAGGTGCGATATGAGCGTGGAAGAAAGACATCTGCTGAATAAAATTCGATTTTTCGAGGATATGCTTTTGAGAAGTAAGGATTATCGTCAGCAGGAAAACATAGGAAAGGAATTAACTGTAATGCGTATTCAGTTACAAAAATTAAGATTTAACAGAATGGGAACAGGGGCTTAGCAAAGCCTCTTTCTTTTTACTCATATCCACCGAGGTTGTTTTTACTAAATGTCGTTCCTAACCTAGAATAGCCGTTGAAAGGAGGTAGCAGCCAATGAATGAAAATGAATTTGCAACGGGCTCAGTTCCGGTAATGGTTGCAGCAAGAATTTATGGCAAAGATGCATCCTGGGTTAGGGCTGGCATTATATCTGGATGGTTACCAATCGGAAAAGCTACAAGAAATGGTCAACTGGTGACAAAAATCGAGGACATGAATTCTAAGTACGGACGCATCAATTTTTATATTTCGCCAAAGCGTTTGTATGAGGAGACAGGCTATGTATGGAAAGGGGAGAAGCGCTGATGGGAACAACAATACGTCCGGAGTTATCTGAAAAGAATCCTTATTGGATAGAAAAACACCGTTATTACGAATTGAAGCATTTCTGTCTTCAGTATACAATCTGGAGAAAAGCTTATTCGGTTCTTGATGGGTACGCTAATCCGCCGAAAGATTTGGCATCATTCGTAGTAACCAGTACGCTTGGCGATCCAACTGCAAAATGTGCCATGGCTAAGACATATTATTCTGAGCGAACAGATATGGTTGAGAGGGTTGCAGAGCAGACTGATCGAGAACTGGCAGAGTATATTTTAAAAGCTGTAACAGAGGGATGGTCTTATGACATTCTTAAAGCTAGATTAGAAATTCCATGTTGTAAGGATGTCTACTACGAATTGTACAGACGATTCTTCTGGTTACTTAACAAGGAGCGGAAATAATATGAAGATTGTTGATAGAGCTGTGAAGAAAGTATACCGGTTTAACTGTCCGAATTGTCAGAGCCGTCTTGAGGGCGAGAGCAAGGAATTTGAGGATATTGGCGGGAAGATTAGCAAATTCTTCTGTCCGGTATGCAAGAAGGATCGTTATATTACCTGGTCTGACCTTAGGAAGAAGACGGTGTATGAAGGCGAGAATACGCAATAATTACAACTCCCTTTATGAAAAGAACATATTTTAGGAGGATTGTGATATGAAACAGAAAATCAACATTAAGAAATTTATTGACAAGCATTCTGAGGCTATTGCAGTTACAGTTTCTGGCGTAGCAATAATTGTGGCTTTTACATTAGGTCATAAGATAGGACGGCACGTTGGAGAAGCAGATTGTAATCGGTTATGGAATGAGGCATGTGATGCAGCTGGTGTTGATAGAATGGTGCTTTACAACGCAATAACTGAAAAATGGACCAAAATTAGAAACGAGGATTGAGCCAGCAATGGCTCTTTCTTTTTATCCTAGGTTAGATACCGTACGTAGGTTACCGGAAAACATGCTAATTTGATATTTGAAAAATTGCCGGATGGTGATTTTCAGAAAACTTTTTGAAAGGAGGAAACCATGAGCTTGATAATCGTATTACTGATCGGTGTTGTTATCGGAATGCTTGTATCGCGATTTATATTCAGAGAAAAGCCAGTTGGTTCGCTTAGGGTCGATGAATCAGATCCAGATAGCGGACCTTATTTATTTCTTGAATTAGATCGATCTGGCGCAGATGCAATTTACAAGCAGCGTTACGTACGTCTGCGGGTAGAGTTTAAAAATTATATTTCGCACAAATAACACTCTCTATTATGGAATGAACCTAATAATTATTTGAAAGGAGAACGAAATGGAAGAGAAAAACATCGAAGAATTATTAAGTAAGGAGATTGCAGCACAGATTGAGGCTTTATCTGATTTGCAATCCGGAAGCAAAGAAAAATCAACAGCGATTGATGATTTGACGAAGCTTTACAAGCTGAGAATCGAAGAGAACAAGAGCGTGTGGGATGCTGATGAGAAGTATAATCGGCGTATGATGGATGGAGAGTCCGTTACGAAAGATAATGACTTTAAAGATCGGCAGATCGCAGAGCAGGTTAAGGATCGATATTTCAGAGTTGGTATTGCAGCGGCAGAATTATTGATTCCGTTGATGTGTTATGGCATCTGGATGAATAAAGGATTTAAGTTTGAAGAAACTGGAACCTTCACATCTTCAACATTCAAAGGGTTAATCAACCGTTTTAGACCTACGAAGAAGTAGAGAGGAAATTCTAAAACGTTGGGGACGTGTGTAATGCATGTCCTCTTCGTTTTTCTCGTGAAAAATGCAAGGGCTATTATGAGAGAATAAAGCTTTATCTCTTGAACTACAGACAACAGCTTGTATACTATATGGTATAGGAGCTGGACAGTACGAAAGGAGATATTTAGCTATGAGTATTTTTAACGAGGAGCAGATTAAAGCAATGTTCAGCAGAGAGTATATCTGTCATGAGTGTGGGCATTTAATGGAGTTCGAGGATGAGTGGGAAGATACACTTGTGTGTCCCCACTGCGGCCACAGTATAGATTTAGATGATTACGGCCGTGAAGGCAATGAAGAATATGAGAACTTATACCCAACCAAAGAAGAAGTATTGGGCATTGCGAATGATAATTCCGAGGGAGATTCAGACGATTAAAAAACATAAGCTAAGTAGGAGAGGGTCTTAGAGAAATCTAAGGCTCTTTTCTTTTTGCTATGAGGAGATAGAAATGCGGTACCATTATCAAAAGCCAGACATCTATTTATCGATGTATGGTGAACTTTATATTTGCAATCATCCTGTGTATGATCGATGCACTCTATTTACGATAGGGGATAAAGGTCTGGCAGTGATTCAGCAACGATTTAGTGCGGATACAAAAAGTACATATTGGGCAGAGGTTGATTCGTGGCTGACGGACTCTTTATATTTACATCCAAAATTCAAGGAATATTTCGACAGCCGGTCTGGAGGGTGTACGGACGGATTATATCCAACCGTCACTATAAGACAAATAATGTGGGCATTAAAAATGAAACCAATCCAACGTCAGCGATGGGAAACTTGTTTTGACAGGCGAGATATTTAGCGATTTTTACAATTCCTTTTATGAAAAACCGAAGCTTTGAAAGGAGTAAAAGGAGCATGGATGAAATGAGAATAGTATCGAAATTCACGAGAGGAATCATTTCCAAAGCAATAAAGATGGTAATACGTAAGAAAACGGGATACAACATTGATATTCAGTTGAACGAGGCTATTACTACTATAAACGATGGAAAGACTCATCTTCACCTGGATGTAGATGCAGAACTCGATAAAGATGAGCTGATGAGCATCTTAAAGAGCATTGGTTTAAATTAACCGAGAGGGGCGCATATAACGCCTCTTTCCTTTTACTTCGCAAAATTTACAAGGCATATTATGAGAGACAGTAGCTCAGTTGGGAGAGCGCGAGACGATTAAAGTCCCGAAGTCGATGGTTCGAGTCCATCCTGTTTCTCTTTTATTTTTGCAGAAAGGAGAGAACGGATGTCTATCGAACAACTTGACTTATTGTTATGCGATACGTATCAGATGGATGCGTGGTTTCCATTCGGTTGGAAATGGAAGAAAGAGCTTGAAAAATCGAGCTATTCGGTATGGGCTATTGATGAGTTGAAAAGATACATCGTCGGTAGACTTTATCCAAAGAAATCTGGGTCGGTTGAAGATTTCATCACATTTGTTGGTGACTTCCGGCGAATGATGAATCAGTTTTCAAAAATCAATCCGGATAACAATTTTATGTTTTCAGTAGCAGCGGACATATCCACAGATGTCCTGGATTTATTACATGCTATGAAATAAAAACGAAAGGAGAACATGATGAAGAAACCAAATCTTCAAAGACTCGCTCAGAGGTCGAAAATTTATCTGAGAAAAGCATCACCGACTATACTGTCTGGTCTTAGTGCGGCTGGGGTTATCGTAACGTCGGTATTAGCTGTACGTGCGACACCAAAAGCTCTTCGTAAAATCAGAGCGGATAGTAAGACAAATCACGACGGTGATCCAGAGGCTTATAGCAAACTTGAAGCTGTTAAATCAGCATGGGTCTGCTATATTCCGGCAGCAATTAGCGGTACGGCAACGATATTCTGTATCTTCGGTGCCAATGTGTTGAATAAACGCCAACAGGCAGCACTTATGCGTTGCTGAATGATTCCTATAACAACTATAAGGATAAGCTAAAGGAATTGTACGGCGAAGAGGCTCACCAGAAGATAGTTGATGCTATCGCAGCGGAAAAGGCTAAGGACGTGTATATTACTTCAACTGGATTAGTTAGAAACAGTTCACTTGATTTTGATGAGCATGATCCGAATGACGAAAGGTTATTCTACGATACCTATTCCAATCGATATTTCGAAAGTTCCATAAACAGAGTTATTCAGGCGGAATATCATTTGAACCGTGATTTTGTCATAAGCGGATATTTACCGGCGAATCATTTTTATCAACTGCTTGGTCTTGAGCCTTTAGAAGGAGGAGATACCGTTGGATGGAGTATTGATACGGGAATATACTGGATTGATTTTAACCATTCCAAAGTAACACTGGATGATGGACTTGAAGTATTGGTTATCGATATGAATTGGGTTCCGGATGCCGACTGGGATTCTGAATAAATCTGGTCATCCGCAAAAATTACAAGCTGTATTATGAAAGGAGAGTGTCATTATGAACAATAAAAGTAAATGGATTAAGGCTATTGGAGTAGCAGCAACCGTGATTGGTGTAGGTGTAAACCTCATTACCGATTGGGTGAATGAACAGAAAATGGACGAAAAAATTGAAGAAAAAGTCAGTGAAGCACTTGCCCGGAGAGACAAAGATGAAGCGGAGGAGTCCTAACAAGACTCTTTCGCTTTTCCTTTTGGAGGAGACAAATGGAATCGCCGACTAAAAGAGCCATTTATACTGTCCGTTATGCTATCGCAACAATGCCAGTGGTTCAGCGTGGATATAACTTTGAGCAGGCGAGTTATATGAGATGGGCTGGAAGAGAAGTGTTAATACGACTCTGCAAACACCCAGAGATACCACCGCTGATCGTGATTGAATCATTTCGAGATGAATGTGATTCATATTCATGTGTGAATCCACGAACAAGTTATGTTTTTTCTTGTGCGAAAGATATGCTTGAGTGGATTATTGACCTGCTAATTTCGTAGTTACCAAATAAAAATTTTATATTCTGAAAGGAGAACGTACTATGTGTACAAGAGAAATGACATTAGGAGAAGAAATTATCAACTTAACCAAAAGAGGCATCGATGTTCCGACGGTAGAGAGGATGTATAGAAAGTACATCGATCTTGACGAAAAGGGAAAATCAGAGGGTTGTTATGCGATCGATTTGGGACCGTTATTTCCGACATTTGATATTGGCGATACAGTTCGCTATTGCAGAGCTGATGTTGAGGCGACCTTGAATTTATTTAGAGATACGGTACATAATCCGTATTCTATCCTTCCAGCAGACATTAAAGTTGGCGATAAAATGATGGTTCCTTTAGGAAAGCTCGGAAACTTTACAGCAACAGTTCAGAAAGTTACGAACAATAAGGTGCTATTCATTTTCGACGATTATGTTGCCAAACGCCCGATGAATGAAGATGGTGGCAATGCTGGCGGATATTCTCAGTCCGATATGAAAAAGTGGATCGATACCGAGTTGTACAATATGTTCCCTTCGGTTCTTAAGCAGAGAATGACCGGTTTATCAATCCCGACTCTCGGAGAGATTTGCGGCTGGGCCGATAAATGGGATCGAGATCACATTGAAGCGGATGGCGATGAGCAGCTTCCTCTTATGAGACAGAGAAGAAACCGCGTTGCTTATTACAAAAACGATTGTGAGTTCGGCTGGCTCCGCAATGCTACTAAAAAGGAATTTTCTTCGGCTGCCTTGGCCCGTGTGGCCAACCATGGCTTTCCGAGCTACTACTACGCTTCGACCTCTTTTGGGGTTCGTCCGGAATTCTGGTTGGTTAGATAAATCGCGGGGCCTTGTGCCCCGTTTATATTTTATGGAGGATAGACTGAAATGCAGAAACCTAATTTGACTAAGATCTGTAGAAATGTAAAAACAGCTACAGTAAAGCATAGTCCTGAAATCCTCACTGGAGTTGGAATTGCCGGAATGATTACGACTACCGTAATGGCAGTACGAGCTACTCCTAAAGCAATCCAATTATTGGATGAGGAAAAGCGACGTCAGCAGGCAGATAAACTGGAGCCGATGGATGTCGTTAAAACTGCTTGGAAATGTTATATTCCCGCGGCAGTTACGGGAACAGTATCAGTAGCTTGTCTTATCGGGGCAAGTTCCGTTAATGCCAGAAGAAATGCGGCACTGACCGCAGCGTACACCATTTCCGAATCAACGTTGAGAGATTATCAAAAAAAGGTAGTAGAGACAATCGGCGAGAAAAAGGAACAGACTGTGAGGGACGCGGTTGCTAAGGAACGCCTTGAGAAAAATCCTGTTGAAAATAAGGAGGTCATCGTCACAGCAAAAGGCGATACTTTATGTTTTGATGCTGTGTCCGGAAGATATTTTAAGTCAGACATCGACAAATTGAAAAAGGCCGAGAACGATTTGAATCGTAGAATGCGGGATGAAATGTATATTTCACTTAACGATTTCTACTATGAGATCGGGCTTGAGAATATTAAGATCGGCGATGATATTGGCTGGAACATTGATAACGGATATATTGATCTGAGATTCAGTTCCCAACTTGCTACGGACGGAACACCTTGTCTAGTTATTGACTATGGCTATGGTCCGAGATATGACTTCCGTGGCTTAATGTAAGGTTCGCAGAATTTACAAACACTATTATGGAAGAACCACATATTTCAAATCTGAAAGGAGAACATATTATGGAGAACAACGAAATCATGAACAACAACGAAGAGGTTATCGAAACAACTACTGATGAGATCGTGAAAGCGGCTTCTAACGGCGGTATGAAGAAAGCGACAACTATCGGATTGGCTATGATCGCAGGTGCATTAACCTACAAATTCATAGTCGTTCCGGCATCAGCAAAATTCAAGAACTGGCGTGAGAATCGTAAGACGGTTGTAACTCAGCCGAAGGACGATATCGTTGACGGAGAGTTTATGGATCTCGATGAAGAGACCGAAGAGGATTCTGAATAAGAATTGAATCGATGATTCAGACAGAGGGAGAGTACCTATAACAGGGTGCTTTCCCTTTTGCTTTTTAAGGGAGGTGTCCTATGAATCAGTATATGTATGACGGACCGGTTATGGAGTTTGATACCTGCGTTGCGAATAGATGGCAGGGTTCTACATACGCGGCATCCGAAAAGAAAGCCAGAAGTAATTTGGCGTATCAGTTTAAGAAGAAAACAAACCGTATTCCAAGTACGAGGATAACCCTCCCTGGAAAAGTGGTAACGGCTAATTGAAAGGAGATTTGGAGATGGAGGAATACAAATCAAATTCCCATAAATCACGACAGAACCAGAACGATGATATTCCGGAGAAAAGAGTTGAAAAGGTTGTCAGCGGTTCTGTTAAATCAAAGAAAAAGAATGGTCTTCAGAAGATTACGAACGTGTTTGTTCCGGAAGACGTAGATGATGTAAAAAGCTATATTTTCGAAGACGTTGTGGTTCCGGCGGTAAAGGATATTATTTTGGATGCTGTTAGAGCATTCTTGGGTGTTAGTGGAAGCTCAAGAGGGGGAAGATCTTCAACGTCGTCCAAGGTTTCATATCGTAAGTATTATGATGATCGGGATCGAAGAGATTCCGGACATACAACCAGAACACGGACCGGATACGATTATGATGATATTATTCTGGAATCTCGTGGTGAAGCCGAAGACGTTCTTGAGAGAATGGACGAGCTTATCGCTACATACCAGTTAGTCAGCGTTGCTGATTTTTATGATCTGGTTGGTGTATCTGGCAACTATACAGACAATAAGTACGGTTGGACCGATATTCGGAATGCATCTGTAATTCGTGTGAGAGACGGATACATGATTAAACTTCCGAAGGCATTACCGTTGAACTAGGAGGGATATTTATGTACGAATCAGATGATAAAATGGTCTCTCATCCGAGCCATTATCAGTCAGAAACAGGTTTGGAAGTGATTGATGTTATCGAGGCATTCACTTTCGATTTAAAAGGCATCGAAGCAACCGATACAGGTAACATTATTAAGTATGCGTGCCGTTGGAAGAATAAAAACGGTATCCAGGATTTGAAAAAAATCATGTGGTACACGCAGCATTTAATTGAGCATTTAGAGAAGAAAGAAAAAATCGAAGAGGAGAATAACTGATATGAAAAAAGAAGAAATCATGAAGAGCGTTTCCACGACTTTCGGCAAAGTAAGTGTGAAACTTAAGAAGCACAGTCCGGAGATTCTGGTGGTGGCTGGTGTTGTCGGTACGGTCGCAAGTGCCGTCATGGCTTGTCATGCAACTACTAAGCTGGATAGCGTATTAGAAAAGTCCAAGAAGGATATTGATGCTATTCATAAATGCGCTGAAAATGAGGAACTGGCAGATGAGTATTCTAAGGACGACGCAAAAAAAGATCTGGCTATCGTCTATGTGCGGGCTGGTGTAAAAGTCGCTAAGCTCTATGCTCCATCCGTAGCACTTGGAACTTTATCAATTGCAAGCATCGTTGCATCTCACAATATTCTTAAGAAGAGAAATGTAGCACTGGCAGCCGCTTATGCAACTGTGGATAAGACTTTCAAGGAGTACAGAAATCGAGTTGTTGAGCGCTTTGGTGCGGAAGTCGATAAAGAGCTTCGCTACAACATCAAGGCAAAGAAATTTGAGGAAATTGTAACTGATCCAGACAGCGGTAAAGAGAAAAAGGTGAAGTCTACCGTAGATGTAGCAGCACCTTCTACGAACGATTACGCCCGTTTCTTTGACGATACTTGTGAAGCGTATGAATCCAATATGGATTACAACCTTATGTATCTGCGTTCTCAGCAGAATCTGGCAAATGACAAGCTCAAAGCTAATGGATATTTATTCCTCAGCGATGTATATGATCAGCTTGGCATTAAGCGCACTAAGATGAGCCAGACTGTTGGCTGGATTTATAAACCGGAAGGAAATGAAAATGGAGACAACTTCGTTGATTTTGGCATTCTGGAGACCAACCGTGAAACTGAGGATGGTGGTTACGAGAAAGCCATTCTGATGGAGTTTAATGTAGATGGACCGATTCTCGATCTGATCTAATTTTGTGAGGAGGATACATATGCGAAATTATATTCGTATGGTGGTCCTTCCTACTCTTTGTGTATTTGCGATTATCTGCACAGGTTTTGTCTGCTCAGCAGAACAGATAAACCGGTATGAATATATCGAAATACAGCCGACTTTAAAAGCTGAACCTATTGATCCTATTGTAATTATTTCTGAGCAACCCTTAGAGGAAACGGTGTCGGCAGTTGAAATCGAAGAGTATGTGGAGGACACACTATTGCCACGGGAAGATATTGAGCTGATTGCTCTTGTAACTATGGCAGAAGCTGAGGGTGAATGCGAGGAAGGAAAACGATTAGTGATCGACACCATATTAAATCGTGTTGATTCCGTATATTTCCCGGATACAGTGTATGACGTCGTATATCAAGCGAATCAATTTTCATCCATGTGGAATGGGAGAGTTGATAAGTGCTTTGTGAACGATGATATTTGCCAGTTAGTTGAAGAGGAACTGCAATCCAGAACCAATGTGGATACGATATTCTTCACGGCTGGCGGATACGGAAAATACGGAACACCGATGTTTCAAGTAGGTAACCATTATTTCTCAAGCTACGAATAGAAAGGAGTCCTGAATTATGACAGGTTTTATGGGATTAACATTTTCAGCATTTGCTGGTATTTGCTTTGTTAGTGGTCTGGCCGTTCTTATGGGCGGAAAGGAGCATCACTGATGGATGGCATTGGAAATTTTATATCCATGATGGATTACATACTGGATACTAAAAGAAAAAGACATATCACAGGAGGCATTCTGTTGAGTGCCTCTTTACTTTTTGGTGGGCTTGCTCTCACCGTTATGACTATTCAGAACGAGGAGGACGAAGATGAGTAATAAAGCTCTGCTTTCTTTGGGATTTATCATCGGCACTGCGACTGGTTCAGCAGTGACATGGTATCTGCTTAAGGATAAATACGAAGCGCTCGCTCAGGAAGAAATAGACTCTGTAAAAGAGGTTTTCTTAAGACGTGAGCAGGAATTAAAAGATCAGTCTGTAAAGAAGACTGTTGCTGAAGGCATTAAAGATGCGGACAAAGAAAAACCGGATCTTAAAGAATACGCAAGGCGATTGGAAAAAGAAGGATACACCAGATATTCTGATTTCGGGTCGGATGAGGAAGAAAAGCCTGTTTCTGAAGCCGGTCCGTATGTGATTCCGCCGGAGCAGTTTGGCGACAATGAAGACTATGAACAGATCAGCCTTACCTACTATGCAGATGGCGTGCTGGCTGATGAAAATGATGAAGTAATCGAGGATGTGGAAGATGCTGTTGGAATTGATTCTTTGAATCATTTTGGAGAGTATGAGGACGACTCTGTCTTTGTTCGTAATGACGCAAGAAAGTGTGATTATGAAATTCTTCTTGATCAGAGGACCTATTCTGAAGTAGCTGAAGATATGCCGCATCCGATGGAGGTATGATGACACGGGATGAGCTGAACAATGCATATTTTGACTGGATGTACCAGCTCGTATGTGACGATGAATATTCGCGAGGTTTGTCGTATCGTAAGCTTTTATATTTGCTTCATGATACAGATTTTACGTTTACGATTGCCCTTGATAGTAATCGTTATGACGATGGAATCGATCTTCGATACAGATTCGGGAACGAGCAGGGGTACCGGGATAGTATGATTGCAAGTTATTTGGATAATCGTCCGTGCAGTGTTTTAGAAATGATTATTGCCCTTGCTATACGCTTAGAAGAGCACATCATGGATGATCCGGACATCGGTAATCGGACGGGCCAGTGGTTTTGGGATATGATAGTGAGCCTTGGGTTGGGTTCTATGGATGATTCCAAATTCGACAAGGCTCATGCCATTGATGTCATTCGGCGATTCCTGAATCGTGACTACGGACGGGATGGCAAGGGTGGTTTATTCACAATCGAGCATTGCAGATATGATATGAGAGATATTGAGATTTGGTATCAGGCCAACTGGTATCTTGACAATATCAGATAGGAGGGCGTTATGAGCCATAGTGAAGTATACAAGTGGTTCGAGTTATATTTTCCTCAGTATGCTGGGGATAAAATAGAGACCTGGTTTCAGAACGGAAAGAACAGTATTCGCATCCGTCAGAAAAACCATCAGGAATTTATATTTACATTCAACAATGAATGGAATTGGCGGTTTGAGACCGTTGAAAGCTTCATGAATGAATTAAGAGGAGGTAAGAAATAATGGGTGAAATGCTTACTTATATTTTCAGCAGTTTACGGTCATCGGAGAAAAGATTGGACGTTGTCACAAGAGCAGTCAGTAAACAGCGGAGCTTTAATAAGCAGCTTACAATCTTTGCTGTTATGACAACTGCAAACTTGGTTGTTATGAAAATCGAACAGAAAGATCAGGCACTGCGTATCAGAAAGCTGGAAAAGGAAATCGAGGAACTTAAGCGTCCGGAAGGAGAGTAAAAAATGCGATGATCGACTTTATGGTGATTTCAACACGTTCGACGAAACGTGGAGTAATAGAAATCTATCCAAAGTTCATTATAAAAAAAAGCACCGATCTAATGATTCGAGGTGGTGATTTCTATGCTATCTGGATTGAGGAACGTGGTTTATGGTCTACGGACGAGCAAGATGCCTTGCAGCTCATTGACCGCGAACTGGATAGATATGCTGAGGAGAACCGCCAGCGTTTTAACTCCGATATTAAAGTCCTGCATATGTGGGATGCCGAGTCGGGTATGATCGACTCATGGCATAAGTATTGTCAGAAACAGATGAGGGACAGCTTTCATACGTTGGACGACAAACTTATATTTTCCAATACAGAAACTAATAAAAAAGACTACGCCAGCAAAAAGTTGAATTATCCGCTTGAAGCTGGCGATTTGTCTGCCTATGAGAAATTGATGTCCACTTTATATTCGGAAGAAGAGCGGACAAAAATCGAGTGGGCTATAGGGTCAATCGTATCTGGAGAATCCAAAAAACTGCAAAAATTTATGGTTTTATACGGAGCTGCTGGAACCGGTAAATCCACAGTTCTTAACATTATTCAGCAGCTTTTCGACGGATACTATTCTGTATTTGACGCAAAAGCACTTGGATCTTCCAGCAATTCATTTGCATTGGAAGCATTTAAAACAAACCCTCTGGTTGCCATTCAGCACGATGGTGATTTATCGAGAATTGAGGATAACACCAGATTAAACAGTTTAGTATCTCATGAGCTGATGACTGTGAACGAAAAATTCAAGTCTACATACTCAAACCGGTTTAAATGTTTCCTGTTTATGGGAACGAATAAGCCGGTCAAGATTACAGATGCGAAGTCCGGTCTGATTCGACGATTGATTGATGTATCGCCGTCTGGAAATAAGCTGAATCCAAAAGAATACAAAACGATCGTGAAGCAAGTGGAATTTGAGTTGGGAGCTATCGCCTACCACTGCCAGGAGGTATATTTGAACAATCCTGGTCGTTATGACGATTATATTCCGATTACGATGCTTGGTGCATCTAATGATTTCTATAACTTCATTATCGATTCGTATCATGTATTTAAGAAAGAAAATGGGACAACCTTGAAAGCCGCATGGGAGATGTACAAAACCTACTGTGACGATGCCAAGGTCGGGTTCCCGTTCTCACAGAGGGTGTTCAAAGAGGAACTTAAAAACTATTTTCATGATTTTCAGGAACGCTTTAATCTGGATGATGGAACACGGGTTAGAAGCTATTACATCGGGTTCAGGACAGAAAAATTTGAAGAAGAAACTGTAGAGGAAAAGGCAGAAGTAGTCAAACCGGCACTGATCCAATTCGATAGCACTGAATCTATATTTGATGATGTGTGCTCGGAATGCCCCGCGCAGTATGCTTCGGAAAACGAAACACCTCAGAAAAAATGGGATTCTGTTCGCACGAAATTATCTGGAATTGATACGAAAAAACTTCATTATGTGAAAGTTCCGGAGAATCATATCGTGATTGACTTTGATATTTCAGATTCGTCTGGAAATAAGTCATTTGAAAAGAATTTAGCAGAAGCAAGTAAGTGGCCGCCGACCTATGCCGAGCTTAGTAAATCGGGACAAGGTATACATCTTCATTATATTTATACCGGCGATCCGACGCAGCTTAGCAGAGTATATGACGACCATGTTGAAGTTAAGGTGTTCACGGGCAAAAGCTCTTTACGGCGTATGCTGTCAAAGTGTAATAATTTGCCTATCGCAACAATTAGCTCCGGTTTACCGCTGAAAGGAGAACAAAAAATGGTAAATTTTGAAGCGATTAAGAGCGAGAAAGGGCTTAGAACACTGATCAAACGGAATCTTAATAAAGAGATACATCCGGGAACTAAGCCCAGTATCGATTTTATCTACAAGATACTGGAAGATGCGTATGGAAGTGATTTGAAGTACGATGTCACAGATATGCGCAATGCAGTATTAGCATTTGCAGCAAACAGCACTCATCAGGCAGATTACTGTATTAAGTTGGTCAACAAAATGCAGTTTAAATCCGCAGATCCGTCCACAGCGGTGAAAAACGATGATGCAAAGCTGGTATTCTATGATATTGAGGTTTTCCCAAACTTATTCCTTGTGAACTGGAAGATCGAGGGCGAGGGAAAGCCTGTTGTAAGAATGATTAACCCGTCTCCGAGTGAGATCGAGGAGCTAATGCGGTTCAGACTGGTTGGCTTCAACTGTCGGAGATATGATAACCATATTCTGTACGCAAGGTTGATGGGTTATACAAACGAACAGCTCTATAACCTTTCGCAGAAAATCATCAACGGAGGACGGAACTGTTTCTTTGGAGAAGCGTACAACGTATCCTATACGGATGTGTATGATTTCGCTTCGGCTGGCAATAAGAAGAGTCTTAAGAAATTGGAAATTGAGATGGGAAACCTCACCGATGACGATCTCAAGAAAAAAGGATTCTCCGACGAAAAAATAAGAATTATCAAGGCAGGAACACATCACCAGGAGCTTGGTCTTCCATGGGATCAACCAGTTCCGGAAGAGCTTTGGATTAAGGTCGCTGAGTATTGTGATAACGATGTTATTGCTACTGAGGCGGCCTTTAATTATCTTGAGGCTGACTGGACGGCGCGACAGATTCTGGCAGATTTAGCAGAGATGACCGTTAATGATACTACGAATTCTCTTACAACCAGAATTATATTTGGAAATAACAGAAAACCACAGTCAGAGTTCCATTACAGAAATCTGGCAGAGCCGGTGGAGTCGCTCGATAAAGAGAGTATGGACTTCCTTAAGGAAGCCTGCCCGAAGATGATGGAAGAGCCTCACTACGGTTGGAAGTACAACGATAAGGACGAAGTCCCATTCGAAGCTCACAGTATTCTTCCATATTTTCCTGGGTATGTATTCGACCATGGAAAATCTACATATCGTGGAGAAGAAGTAGGCGAGGGCGGATTTGCACAGGGCGTTCCAGGAATGTATGGGAATGCAGCACTCCTGGATATTTCTTCAATGCATCCGCATAGTGCTATTGCTGAGGTTCTGTTTGGACCGAAATTTACGAAGGCGTTCCGTGATATTGTTGAGGGTCGTGTAAGCATTAAACATGAGGCTTGGGATATTGTTAATACCATGCTGGACGGCAAACTTACTCCGTATATTCAGAGGGTTATCGATGGCGAGATGACATCAAAAGATCTTGCCAATGCACTGAAGACGGCTATCAATTCAGTATACGGTCTTACATCAGCATCCTTTGATAATCCATTCCGTGATCCAAGAAACATCGATAACATTGTGGCAAAACGTGGAGCATTATTCATGATCGACCTTAAGAATGAGGTTCTGAAGCGCGGATTCCAGGTTGCTCATATTAAGACGGACTCTATTAAGATCCCAGATGCAACGCCAGAGATTATTCAGTTCGTTATGGACTTCGGTGAGAGATACGGATACACGTTTGAGCATGAGGCTACGTACGATCGTATGTGTTTGGTCAATGATGCCGTATATATCGCAAAGTACAAATCGGCAGAAGAATGCCAGAAGATGTATGGTTATGTCCCTGGCGACAACAAAAAGAAAGGCGGAAAATGGACAGCAACGGGTACTCAGTTCCAGATTCCATATGTATTTAAGAAGCTGTTCAGCAGAGAAGACATCGCATTTGAAGATATGTGCGAGACCAAATCTGTGAGCAGCTCTTTATATTTGGATCTGAATGAGGAATTACCGGATGTCAGTAAAGAAGAAAAAGAATTCAGCAAGGCAGAGAGTGACTATAAGAAAGGACTGTTATCCGATACAACTTTTGAAGCCACATGCCAGAAGCTTACTCCCTTGATTGAAAAAGGACACGACTATCACTTTATTGGAAAGGTTGGTCAGTTCTGTCCGATGAAAGATGGATACGGAGCCGGACTTCTGATGAGAGAAAAGGACGGTCGTTATTATGCTGCAACCGGTTCCAAAGGTTATCGCTGGATGGAATCGGAGATGGTAAAAGAACTCGGAAAAGAAGACGGTATTGATCGTTCCTATTATGACAAGTTGGTTGACGAGGCTGTAAAGACTATTTCTCAGTACGGAGACTTTGAATGGTTTGTATCTGATGATCCATATGTTCCGGAGCTTGGTGCAAATGATGCCGATGTCGATTGTGTTGTTCCATGGGCGATGCCTTGCGGAGAGGATAAGTATCGGACATGCTTTGACTGCCCGCATTTCAACAACGATAACTTCCACATGGATTGCGACCTTGATTATGATATTTCAGATATTGTGATGAAGCACGCAATGAATCCGCCGGAAAATTAAAAAAAAATAAAGGAGACTAAAATGAGAACAAATCTTGTAATTATCGAAGGTGCTAAATTTATTTATGACACGAACTTTTCTGGAGATCCGAAAAGAGACCGTTTTGGAAACGATCAGAGAAAAGCAAATCTTGTCATTCCGGACATTGAGCAGGCAAGAAGGCTGATTGACGAGGGATATAATGTTAAATTAACTAAGCCTAGAGAGGGCGAAGAAGAAGGATTCATTCCTAGATACTATGTGGTCATCAAAGTTAATTACGATAGCCCTTGGCCGCCAAAAATATATTTAGTTACCGAAGAAGAAAACGCCACTCTACTGGACGCTGAATCCGTAAGTGTTATTGATGATATGTGGGTCGAGAGCGTAAATGTTGTATTAAATCCATATGAAGGTCCGAATGGCAAATCTTTGTACGTTAAGAGTATGGAAGTGTTTCAGAAGGTTGATGACGATCCGATTAGTTCTAAATATGCTAAGAATCGTCGTTATGATGATTCTGATGAGGAGGAAGATATTCCATTCAATTAAAAATCATATTTTGAGGGTGTCGGTGTAAAAGCCGGCACTCTTACTTTATGAAAGGAGAAAATTTATGTTTTGGAATAAGAAAAAGCCGAAGTCAAAACCACAGATTAAGACTACGGTACCTAAAACATTCAAAGCAAAAGAACCGCCGCCTAGGTGGCAACCAACTTTCGGTGAAACGAAAAAGAAGGATGAGAAACCACCGGAAGTAACTACGAAATCCGAACCCAAAATTGACTGGGAAGATAAATTTTTAAAATCTTTTCAGAAACTTACATACAGACATCGGGCATGGGATGTGTGGAGAGATTATATTTTACTTCACGCATGTTCAATCTCGAATGTTTTGGACAAGGACAACTACGACCAAAGAGAGAAGCGGTATCTAAAAATTATTCATCGGTATTCAAAAGAAGAGCAGGCTATATTTCCAGAATTAGCAGCATATACAACCATGGCCCTGGATCAGAATCAAGAGCAGGATTTTCTCGGAAAAATGTTTATGCGGTTGGATCTTGGAAATCGTTCGGCCGGTCAATTCTTCACACCGTATCATGTTTGCGAACTTATGGCCGAAGTGGTAGCGACTGATGCTTTAGAAAAGATAGAGCAGTATGGTTATATCTCAATTAACGATCCATGCTGCGGTGCTGGAGCAACTATGATTGCCGGTGTGCATGTAATACGAAAGCAACTTGAACATTGTGATCCGCCGAGGAACTACCAGAATCATATTTTAGTAGTTGCACAGGACATTGATGAAATTGTTGGGCTGATGTGTTATATCCAAATCTCGCTTCTTGGATTGGCTGGATTTATTAAAATAGGTAACTCGATAACTGATCCAATGTCTACGGATGATTCATCTGAAAATTATTGGTATACACCTATGTATTTCTCAGACGTATGGAGTACCAGAAGAATGCTCCGTCAGATTAACAAGTTACTTGGAAAGGGTGATGACGAATGAAAAAAAGATATTCTATTTCAAAAGAGCAGTGTACATGCGGAATCAGCGAGCTTTATGGCAATGTTGCTAAAATCATGGGTGTTTCAGATTTAAGCAAAGTTGTGTACGATTGTCGTAAATTATCTATCACCAAAAAAGTGCTGGACGGCCTGTATGAGTTCTATCGTTCAGAGAATCAGAGTGACGAAACCATCACAACCTGTATGCTCTTGTATGGTCCAAAAGCAGATCTGGATGGAGATGGCTACGAAGTCGAGGTAGAAGATGGATTCATCACGAAAGGTGTGTGATGGCTGGCGTAGAATTACGGGACTATCAGGAAGAAGCTGTACGACGAATGCGAAATGGCTGCATACTTTGTGGTGGTGTTGGTAGCGGAAAATCCAGAACTTCGTTGGCCTACTATTATGTTCGAAATGGCGGAGAGCTTGGAACGGATGAGTATGTTCCTATGGACGATGTGAACATTAAGGATTTGTACATAATCACAACCGCTAGGAAACGAGACACCTTTGAATGGGAAGAGGAACTCTCACCATTTCTATTATCAACGGATAAAGAAGAGAATTTGTATACCAATAAGGTTGTGATTGATTCTTGGAACAATATTAAGAAGTATGCAGATGTTAAGGACGCCTTCTTTATATTTGATGAGCAGCGTGTTATAGGCTCTGGAACATGGGTTAAAGCATTCTTGAAAATAGCTAAGGTAAATGAGTGGATACTGTTATCCGCAACACCTGGCGATACCTGGCAGGATTATATTCCAGTGTTTGTGGCTAATGGATTTTATAAAAACCGAAGCGAATTTACAAGAGAGCATATAGTCTATAGCCGGTTCAGCAAATTTCCTAAAATTGACCGATATTTGAATACTGGAAGATTGATTCGACTGCGAAACAAAATCTTGGTGAATATGGATTTTAAGCGCCAGACGGTTTCGCATCACGAGGATATTTATGTCAAGTACAATATCGAAAGATATAAAGATGTCGGAAAAACCAGATGGGACCCGTTTAAAAAAGAACCAATTATCAATGCTGCTGGTCTGTGCTATGTATGGAGAAAAATTGTAAACACCGATCAGTCCAGACAAATAGCTTTACTTGAAATTGTGGAAAAGCATCCGAAAGCGATTATATTCTACAATTTCGATTATGAGCTTGAGCTTCTGAAGGAGATATTCTCTGGATACGAAGTCGGAGAGTGGAACGGTCACAAACATCAGCCAGTGCCGACTAGCGATGCATGGGTATATTTAGTTCAGTACAATGCTGGGGCTGAAGGATGGAACTGTATTACGACGGACACGATTATATTCTATTCTCAGAATTATTCGTATAAGATCATGGCACAGTCTGCTGGTCGAATAGACAGGATGAATACACCATATACGGATCTGTATTACTATCATTTGAAATCCAGGTCTGGTATTGATCTTGCCATCAGTAAAGCATTGAAGGACAAGAAAACATTTAATGAAACGAGGTTTGTTAAGTGGAGACAATGATTTATAATCTGTGGATATTTTTAAAAATTTTATCTATCAAGTTGAAAAGTATGTCTGCGGAAGATTTTTACAGTCTGCTAATAGAGTGTGACTATCAACAAAGATTATATGCAATTTTGTTAAGATATTACATGTGAGGTGTCCAATGGAAAATATTTACAAAGAGGTTGATTTCAAAACCTATTGCAAAACCTGCGAACATAAGGATCTCGAAGAAAAATTTGATCCTTGTAATGATTGTTTGGCAGAACCGATGAACGCAAATTCGGATAAACCTATTTACTGGAAGGAGGCTGAAAATGGTAGATAGTATTTTAGTTAGTGTTGATTTTTCAAACAAAAATGACACTGGAGTAATGGTTGTAGGAAGAAAACGAATGAATCAGTCTGTCGAGATTATCAATGCTTTCCAGGGAGATGAAGCGAGAGAACTTTATGAAAAGCTGGTAACAAAGAAAAAGAAGGAGGGCCAAAAGTGAGTTTTCAATACGATCAATATTTAGCTAGGCATCGAGCTAATGTGAAAAGGGGGTTCGACTGGCTTTCTAAAAATTTACCGGGACTTATGACAAACACCCTAACCGCCGGGTGGAATACAGAATTTGCTCATGATCAGTCTAAAAACGAACCGGATGAGTATGAGGCATACGATGCATATTTCTATGGAAATAATCGCTCTTATGAGGTTGTACAGCGATATCAGCGAGCATGGTTACTTCATATTCACAGAAATCCTCATCATTGGCAGCACTGGATTCTTATTCATGATGATATGGAAGGTGGCGAACTGGAGACCGTTTTGGAAATGCCATACGATTACATCATCGAGATGATTTGCGATTGGTGGTCATTCAGTTGGCAGAGTGGAAATCTCTATGAGATATTCAAGTGGTACGAGGAACATTCTAAGTATATAAAACTGGCGCAGACAACGAAAATCACAGTCGAGTATATTTTAGACAATATGAAGAAAAAACTTCAGGCATTGCAGTATGCGGATCAATCAGCCATGCAACCTGGAGCTTGATATTTGGAGGAGCTATGAATAGAACGACAAAAATAAACATCTTAGCGTATGCTTCGGAGCCGGACAAGAATTATAAGTACGAGGGTGACATCGTCGATTATAAGGGAAAAAGGTATTTCGTAAGTCTGGCAGAAGAGCGAGTGGAATTTATCGGGATTATTAAGGAGGACAAGTAGAGATGAAAGCAATTAAAGAAAATTGGAAACTGGTACTTATCGTGGCCGCTGGGATTGTCGCGGTTATTTTTATGTGTATTTTTGGAATTCAGGGAGCACAAAACAAAGCATTCGCATTGGAGGAACAGGTCAACACTGCGGATTCAGACATTAAAGTTCAGGAAAAAAGACGAGTCGATCTTGTTTACAATCTTGCGGATTGTGTCAAACAATACGATAAGCATGAGGCTGAAACACTTACAGCTATTGTCGAGGGTAGGGAAAAAGCAACCAGTATAGAAAATGTAACCACTGCGATCGCTGCTGTTACAGAGGCATATCCGGAATTAAAATCCAATGAAAATTACAAGGAACTGATGAATGAGTTATCCATTACGGAAAATTTAATTGCTGAGTATAGAGAAAATTATAACAAGCAGATTAAAGAATACAATCGCTATGCTAGAAAATTCCCAACTAGATTATTTTTAAACATTTTAGGATATGAAATGCAGCAGTATCAGTACCTTGATTATGATGCTCCGGTAGATGCGCCTCAAAATTTATTTGGAGACTGATACTATGAAGAACAGAGGCTTTGATTTTGGAGATTTTGAAATTACTAAGCGTGAGTTTTTGGCAAGCATATCAATAATTGCAGCGATGCTTCTCATTGGTTTTGTGATTTCTGAGAGAATTTCAAACTATATTCTCGATCGGAACGAAAAGTATAATAAAGCTATTAAAATCGAAAGCTCTGATCTGTTTGAATATGGGATGAGAACCAACGTCGGTTATGCGTTCGTTTATGGAGATTTGAAGGCTGTGGATACTGTTTCATATCCAGAAATTAACGGGGAGTATATGTATATAGAAAAAATAGAGGAACATTACAATATGCATACACGAACCGTCACCACAACCGATTCCAAAGGAAAGACACATACCAGAACGGAAACTTATTGGTCTTGGGATTATGCTGGTAGCGAAGAACAAAGCTGTTTGGAAATTACATTTTTAGGGCATATCTTTCCCTCAAATAAGGTAGAGTTTCCAAGTACCGAACATATTGACACTATAAAAGAATCGAGCCATGTCCGGCATAAATATTATGGAGTTGGCACGGAATATACAGGAACCATATTTACCGAATTACAGGATAAAACTATATCTGATAATTCTTCATTTTATGAAAACAGCACCATTGACGAAACTGTTGATTATTTGGAAAGCGATTGGGAACTATGGTTATTCTGGGTGATTTGGATAATTGTTATTGGACTGTGTGTATTTGGTTTTTACTATATTGATAATGAATGGCTTGAAAACTGAAAGGGGAATTTAGAAATGAAACAGAACATTATTGCAGTAGATTTTGATGGAACTTTATGTGAGAACAAATGGCCTGAGATTGGTATGCCGAACGAGGAGCTTATCGAGTATCTGAAAAAAAGACAGGCTAACGGAGAAAAACTGATCCTTTGGACATCCAGAAACGAGGAGCAGACCAAAGAGGCTGTGGAGTGGTGTAAAGAGCACGGACTGATCTTCGATGCTGTAAACGACAACCTTCCAGAAATCGTGGAAGCATTTGGCGGAAATTGCAGAAAGATATTTGCAAATGAGTACATAGACGATCGCAACCGCTCTATCGGTTCCTGCCGTGAAAAATCTAGCATGGAGCGTTGGGCTGAAAATGAGGTAGCTATTGCTTGCCGTCGAGAGAATCCAGATAGAAAAGACGGGGAATGGGATTATGGTTGTGCTTGTTATGAAAGCGCATTGAAAGCCTTTGGCTCTCTGTGCAATGACGGTCATTCCGGTTTCAGCATTGGTCTGACTAAGGCTATTCTGAACCGTCTCATCAACAACAAGCCGCTTCTTCCGATTGAGGATATCGACGAGGTATGGAGTGATATTTCTGATATGAGCGGTCTGAAGGGTGAAGAGCGTAACTATCAGTGCAAACGCATGTCTTCCTTATTTAAGTACGTGTATGCTGATGGCACGGTTAAGTACAGAGACGTGGATCGCTATCATGGCGTGAACATCAACTGTCCGGATGCTCCATATCACAGTGGACTGATCGATACTGTTATGGACGAACTGTATCCGATCACTATGCCTTATATGCCGGCTGATAGAGCCTTTAAGATTTATACGGAGGATTTCCTTGTAGATCCAGCGAAAGGCGATTACGATACCGTAGGTATTCTGTACGTAATCACTCCGTCCATGGACAAGGTAGCAATTAACAGATATTTTAAAGAAGCTCCGAACGGCTTTGCTGAGATCGACGAAGAGGAGTACAAAGAGCGAAAGGACGCTGCTAAAGCTCGGATGGGGGAAACCGATGGGTCGAAATAGATTTGTCCAGTGCATGAAAAGCAATATCGAATTGTCAGATAAAGAGCGGCGAAGAATTATCAGAAGAAGCGTTGAGAGTCAGCCGTGGAAATTAAAGTGTACGATTGCTATGGAGGAATTCGCAGAACTTACGCAAGCAATCAGTAAACAGATTCGAGGGTATGATAACAGAATTGGACTTTTTGAAGAGATGGCAGATGCTTATATTTGCCTGGAATTCCTTAAGTCCATTTTTAATATTACACCAGAAGAGTTGCAGAAGGCTGTAGACGTTAAATTACAAAGAGAAAGGAACAAACAAAGATGAGTAAAGAGATTAAAATTGCTGGAAGTATTTCATTTGGAGGGAAACGCCTCAATGTATACGGAGACCTGGATGCTCCGCTGTTCAAGGCAAAAGATATTAGTCATGCTATCGGCTACAGTAGCGGTAACGAGTGGAGAATGCTCGAAATGTGTGAAGAGGATGAGAAGCTGAAACTACCTTTAGTAGTAGCAGGTCAGAGACGTTCTGTCAACTTTGATCGCTGAGCAGTTCGAAGAGTGGGATAACGCAATGGATAACATTTACTTCGATGAGGAAACCGGTCAGCTTATGCAGTCGGTCACGGTTCCTGGTGGAGATGTGATCCAGATTCCTTATGAGAAGGAAGAAGAGTAATTAAAACCGTGGGCTATGCTGAACACAGGAGCATAATAATCCAGATTGGTGGGGATCTGGATATTCTGAAAGGAGAATAAAAATGATTAAATTAGAGCATGTGGTTCTGGCAAGTCCGGAACAAATGAGATTTATTATCGAAGGCATGAGAAACCCGATGAACAGCTGGGGGAAGAGTGATAGTGAGTATGAAACTGCTGGATACGATATTGTAGGATTCGATCTTGGAGAGAACGATCGCTCACTAATGCAACGCTTAGCTAACGCTGGTACAGATCATAGAAAATTTATGAGAATGTCGCCGGTGTACGTAAGGATCACAGCACCGTTATATTGGTGGAAAGAATTTGATACTTACAAAGTCGGAACTGTTGCCAACAGCTGTAGTACCATGCATAAAATCCAGGCTAAGGAATTTACAATGGATGATTTCAGTTGTGAGCATCTCGATATCCGCACCAAAGCATTACTGGAAGAAACAATAAAGGCGTTAAACGATTATCGAAAATTATATATTGAATATAACGCAGATGATTTTGAGATTAAAGGGTGCCCGAGCAAGAAAGATATTTGGTGGCAGATGATTCAGCTTCTCCCGAGCAGCTATAATCAAACACGCAATGTCATGATGAATTATGAAGTTCTGGCAAATATTTATAAGAGTCGTCGAGGACATAAGCTGGATGAGTGGTGTGATTTCTGCAAGTGGATCGAGACACTGCCATATTCTGAGATTATTATGTCTTCATCTGGTTTAGATCTCAATTCAATTAACGCATTACAGGGAGCGGCTAGAAATAGTAGCAATGGTTATATCTATAAAAGAAAAACGGAGGATTAAACTTATGCATTTTACAGTTATTCAGATTATCATCATGTTTCTTATCGGCTATGTGTGTTTTTACGCTTTAGTTGATCGCATTATGAAGTGTATTGAGCATTGTGCTACAGCCAAAGCATACGGACGGTTCAGAGAAGCCGGAGTAATGATAAAAATGGATGATGTAGCAGCTGGCATCGCGAAGTCAAAAGAGGAGAAAGACAATGTTGAGAAGAGACTTGATTAAGAATAAGATATACGGAATTATATTTATCATACTTGGAGCGTTGACAATCCCGATCGAGTGGGATGCAACGTTCTTTTTATTTGCCTTGATGGTGGGTATTATGCTCTTTGCATCGAGAGAAAACTGCATTATGGATTAAGGAGGCGGCGGTATGGGCCGGGCTGAGAGGAGAAGAACACAGAAGTGTGAGCAGAAAGCTAAGACCGCTACATACAATCTGACAAGAGCTCAGTTAGATGCCCTGGTTCGAGAAAAGATATCTGGTGAACTGGATAGAGTTAAGCAGGAGGCTACGAATGATGCTATCAATCAGGCGATGATTCTTCTGCTTACTCTGCCGCTTGAAGTGCTGATGGATCATTATTGGACAAAGACATATGCAAAGCGGATTCCGGAGTTTACAGAGCATGTTCTCGAATATTATGAAAAGTGGCAAAACGATGAGTTGGATATGGACAAACTCAAAGAAGATCTTTGGGTGTACGGCGGTGTGCGATTAGAAGAAGTGGAGGGTAAGTAAATGGGATATTTAATTTTAGGAATTATCACTTTGGCAGTTATTCTTATTTTTGGTGGATATATTGTTCTGTCTGTTATGAATGCTGCAATGTGGATGGACGATTCCATGAGATGGGGAGGTAGAGATGATAGCTAAGGATGACAGAAAAAATGCAGAGGGTTACAATGATCCGACAGCTTACAATGCGATTAAGAATGTGGAGCAGGAACAGGACAAGGATGACATGAGATTTCATCAGTTACTGAATACCCTGTTTTCACTTTGCGAATTGGCGGATTTCCATATCGAGGGACGAGTTGTATTGAAGGATAAAAGAACTGGAAAGGTTTGGAGGTAGGCGAGGAGATGATGACTATGGAAGAATTACAGAAAGCGTGCGAAACTTTGGCAGAGGCGTGGAACAAAGTTTTGGAGCCGATGGAGAAACTGGCTAAAGATTTGCGTGAAGCCTTCGGACGTATGTATGCTTCTGAGGAAGAGAATCGTAAAATTCGCACCGGTCGGAAGCTTAAATCTGTAAGGCGTGTGCCGGATTCTAAGATGTCTACGTACAATTATAAGCCTGTTGTGAAGCGCAATTTGCCCTATCAGAGACGGAATTTCTGACCGATTTCAGCTAATCTAGGTTAAAAATCTTTGTAGTAACAGGTCATTTTTCTGCCCACTTTTTGGTTTTAGGATTTGACCAAATCCCGGATATTTTTGACCAGAACTGAAAAATCGGTGTCAATTTGGAGAAAATTTATGAATTTTGGTCAAATTTCTGGCCATTTGCCCGGTTTTGCCCACTTTCAAAAACCCGGATTTGACCAGCAAAAACCCAGTATTTATGCGGGTTTGCGGGCTTTATGCCCACTTTCCCACTTTTAATACTAAACTATTATGATAGAAAGTTTAAAAATATATAGTAATAGGCGAATAAAAGTGGGTTTTTGACCAGAAGCAAGAAAGAGGTGATTTTATGACTTACGATAAGAAATTGGTCGAGGATTGGTTGTGCGAACATTTTCCGTATCATTTACGAGTGAATAAAGATATTCCGAATGGTGCACATGTGACGATGAAAAATGAAATTGCCATATCACAAGAATGGCTATGGGTTGATAATCCGCCGTATCAATCTTTTGAAGATGTGATGTTCGGTTATACCATTCCTAGGGATTTTTATTCAGGTGCCGGAGCTTCGTATTGTGGATATCCATTTGGTGGATTGTATCCGATAGGAGGTTTGCCGTGAATGTAAAGAGAAAGGTAACATGGAAAGATATTTTCAATAATTTCAAATCGGTGTATCCGCGGTTATCGAAAGAAGCCCAGGATTACCGTCCGTACAACTACATGAGCATTGTCGTATATTTGGAAGATGGAACCAAGGTTATTTACGATGATATGGCAAAGCGTGCTAAGATGCTTGTGGCATAGGATCCTGCTACAGAATCCACTTTCCATTTTGTGTGCTTCATGCTATACTATAAGAGCCACACAATCTAATAATGAAATCGCGTTCGAGGGAATAACTTTGGTAAAAAGTGTATTCTCTTTTACTCGTACCCTTGAACGGCGAAGAGGATTGTGTGGCAACAATAAGAGATGCGCTTTTTCGGTGCGTCTCTCAAATTTGGGCGCACTTTTTATTTGCCCTAAATTCCTACTTAAGTATTGAAAGGGTGATTGTATGGGAACGAAATCGAATAAGAATATTTCGGGTGTCATAGGAGCAATCGGAGCTGTTGGCGGTTTGATTACTGCGGTTACACCTTTGGTCGAAAAAGCAATAGATAACGCACAGAATAAACCGACTGAAAAAATAGATACGAAAGTTATCATTCCAGAATTATATCGTAAGGGATTTCCGATAGACCTGGAACAGGCTGAAGAATTATTAACCGAACGTGGCTTGAAAGTTTCAAAGAGTAAGCTTCGTATGAAAGAAGCAGATCCAAAGTATCGAGATTACGAGGATACCCAAGTCATAGACTCAAATCCTAAGCAGGGCGCTAAGGTGAAAGTCGGTACAACTGTTTGTCTGAGATACATAACGGCTGAAGTTATCGAGGAGAGCCAAAAGATATTTGATGATGACGTTCGTATTAAACAGGAGGCTAAAGAACAGAAGGCCGCTGAGAAGCAGGAGAAGAAAGAACGTTTGAAAGAAAGTGTTTCTGAAACTATGGATTCTGCTAAGAGTGGTTTAGGAAAGATATTTAAGAAAGATCGAAAAGCTATAGAAGCTGAGAAAGGAGAAACGATAGATGAGTAAAGGTGGAAAGAAAAAGCGTAGCACGGCTGGGTTAATCCTTGATGTGATTCTTACATTGTGTACCGGTGGCTTATGGTTGATTTGGATACTGATCCGGTATTTAAGAAATAACAGCTGACAACTACATATTTGGACAGAGATGCTTAATCGTGTCTCTGTCTTTTTTTTATGCTCTTTTTTGCGCGCGAAAAAAACATGCCCTTTTATGAAGAGAGAGGATAAATAGGCATTTTTATTAAATACCACATCCTCTTTTGAGTTTTTAGAAAATTGAAAGGAGACTCCATTATGTTGGAAAATAAGTTCCAGGCAAATTTGATCAAGGAACTGAAAGAAAGATTTCCGGGTTGTATCGTGATGAAAAATGACCCGACCTACATTCAGGGCATTCCAGATTTGCTGGTTCTTCACAAAGACAAATGGGCTTCCTTAGAATGTAAAAAAAGCGCTGGCGCAAAGAAGCAGCCGAATCAGGAATATTATGTGGATCGTATGAATCAGATGTCGTTTTCAAGATTTATATGTCCAGAGAATAAAGAGGAGGTACTGGATGAACTTCAACAATCATTCGAACCTTGAAGGACAACACGCCTTTCTTGGTGCCAGTAAATATCACTGGATAAATTATGGTGAGGATAAAGTTGCGGAAGCATATCGAAATTTCCTTGCCACACAAAAAGGAACTGTATTACATGCATTTGCAGCACAGTGCATCATGCTCAATCAGAAATTACCAAAATCGAAGCAGACATTAAATATGTATGTGAATGATGCCATCGGCTTTAAGATGACACCGGAGCAGATCCTTTACTATTCCGATAATTGTTTTGGTACAGCCGATGCGATTTTGTTTCGGAATAACTTCTTAAGAATTCACGATTTGAAGACCGGAAAGATTCCGGCGCACATGGAGCAGCTTGAAATATATGCCGCTCTTTTTTGTTTGGAATATAAAGTGAAGCCTGGGGATATTGAAATGGAATTGAGAATCTATCAGAACAATGAAATTCTGTATCATAACCCAACGGCTGAAGATATTGTTCCAATCATGGACCGAATTATTACTTTTGATAAGGTGATTAAGAAAATCAGAGAACAGGAGGGGTAAGCTATGAATTCCATTGTGGAAGATATTTTAATGCATTATGGTATGCCACGGCGTTCTGGGCGTTACCCTTATGGTTCTGGAGAGAATCCATATCAGCATAGCGGTGATTTTCTTAGTCGTGTTCAGGAATTAAAAAAATCCGGAATGAGCGAAACAGACATTGCTAAGAATATGGGTTTGACTACCACACAGCTTCGTACTCAGATGAGCCTCGCTAAAGATGAACGTCGTGCTCTTCAGGTAGCAACAGCAAAGGGTCTTCGTGAAAAAGGTTACAGTTTAAATGAAATTGCCGATAAGATGGGATTTGCTAATGACTCGTCTGTCCGCTCTTTATTGAACGAAACTTCGGAAAACAGAATGAACCAGGCTAAGGCCACTGCGGATGTTCTGCGAAAACTCATTGAAGAAAAGGGAATGATCGATGTCGGAACCGGCGTTGAAAGAGAACTTGGCGTGTCAAAAGAAAAACTAAACCAGGCTCTTTATATGCTGGAATTGGAAGGTTATCCGATTTATGGCGGCGGCGTTCCACAGGTTACCAATCCTGGAAAGCAGACCAATATCAAGGTCATTTGTCCACCGGGAACCGAGCACAAAGATATTTATGACTTCGAGAATGTCCATTCTGTAAGAGACTACATCTCCTATGACAATGGGGAGTCTTTCAGAAAATCTTTTGAGTATCCGGCCAGCATGGATTCAAAGCGCTTGCAGATCCGCTATGCCGATCAAGGTGGCGTTGATAAGGATGGTGTAATTGAACTCCGTAGAGGTGTGAAAGACCTGTCTTTAGGTGATTCTCATTATGCACAGGTCCGTATTATGGTTGACGGAACTCACTACCTTAAAGGTATGGCTGTTTACTCAGATAATATGCCGGATGGCGTTGATGTGATTTTCAACACTAATAAAAAGTCTGGCACTCCTACAAAAGATGTTCTCAAGAAAATTAAGGATGATCCAGATAATCCGTTTGGTTCCCTGATTAAGGAGCATGGAGGTCAGAGCTATTACGATGATCCAAAGGGTAAGTATACAGATCCTGTAACCGGAAAAAAACAGTCTCTTTCTCTGATCAATAAGAGAGCAGAAGAAGGCGATTGGGGTGAATGGAGTAAGACACTTCCGTCACAGTTTCTTTCTAAGCAGAGTTTGACACTTATCAAAAAGCAGTTAGGTTTGGCAAAAGCTGATAAGCAGGCAGAATATGATGAAATCTGTTCATTAACAAACCCCACTGTAAAGAAGGCTCTGTTAAAATCATTTGCTGACGATTGCGATGCGGCCGCCGTACATTTGCAGGCAGCGGCGTTACCTCGTCAGAAGTATCAGGTAATTCTCCCATTAACAACAATCAAAGACAATGAGGTGTATGCTCCAAACTACAAAGATGGAGAAACAGTTGCTTTGATTCGATACCCGCATGGTGGAACTTTTGAGATTCCTATTCTGAAGGTCAACAATAAATTGGCTGAAGGAAAGAGCGTTCTCGGAAATACACCGGCGGATGCAATCGGTATCAATAAGAAGAATGCAGACCGTTTATCCGGAGCGGACTTTGATGGTGATACCGTAATGGTAATTCCTTGTAACTCCACAAAGAGTAAGGTAAAGATTACTTCCACTTCTCCATTAAAAGGTTTGGAAGGTTTCGATACCAAGGATGCTTATGGTGGAACTGTTAAGAAAGATGCTGATGGCATAGACCATTATTATCGTAATGGTAAAGAGTATAAGATTATGAGAAATACTCAGACAGAAATGGGTAAAGTATCGAATCTGATTACTGATATGACTTTGAAGGGAGCCACACAGGATGAATTAGCGAGAGCGGTTCGTCACAGTATGGTAGTAATCGATGCTGAGAAACACAAACTGGATTATAAGCAGAGTGAAATCGACAATGGTATCGCTTCTCTTAAGAAGAAGTATCAGGGAAATGTAGATTCAGAAGGTCGTTACCATGAAGGAGCATCTACTCTAATTTCAAGAGCAAAATCTGAGACACAGGTTCTTAAGAGAAAAGGCTCTCCGACAATCAACGAAGATGGATCGCTGTCATACAAGTCTGTTAAGGAAGAGTATGTCGATAAGAATGGAAAAATTCAGGTGAGAACTCAGAAGAGTACAAAGATGGCTGAAACAAAAGACGCCCGTACTCTTTCTTCAGGTACCCCCCAGGAAGAAGCTTATGCCGACTATGCGAATTCTATGAAGTCTTTAGCTAACCAGGCTCGTAGGGAGATGATGAGTACAGGCAAAATTGCTTACTCTGCTTCTGCTAAGGCAACTTATTCTGAAGAAGTAAAGTCTTTAAATGCTAAGTTGGATTTGGCTTTGGCGAATGCTCCTAGAGAGAGACAGGCTCAGACAATGGCGAATGCTACAGTTGCTGCTAAAAGGAAAGACAATCCGGATATGACGAAAGCAGAAGTTAAGAAGGCTAGTCAGCAGGCTCTGGCACAGGCAAGAAGTTCTGTAGGAGCCAAGAGATCTAACATTGAAATTACGGATAAAGAATGGGAAGCTATCCAGGCCGGAGCAATTTCTGAGAATAAGCTTACACAAATTCTGAATAACACGAATGCCGATACTATTCGTCAGAGAGCAACTCCTCGTGCAAGCACTGCTCTGAGCACAGCTAAACAGAATCGTATCGCTGCACTTAGCGCATCTGGCTATAGCACTTCAGAGATTGCGGAAGCTCTTGGGGTTTCTTCTTCGACAGTTTCTAAGTATTTGAATGGAAAGGAGTGAACTAAGTAAGATGAGGTTTGCACTTACAACTTTTGATAATCCTTATGATCCATTTGAACAGTTCACTCAATGGTTCATGTTCGATGAGGAAAAGGGTTATCACACAACTGCTTACCTTGGTCGAATCGCTCGAACATCGGATCAGTTATCGGATGAAGAGAACAACAAGGAAGTAGAGCGAGCCATTGACGAGATAATCCGTTATGATTTCCAGAATATCTATCGAAAGGTTACAAGTAAATCAGAAACAAATGAACATAAAGAAAAAGCTTCCTAAAAGTGATTTCATCGGGATATCAAAAGCCGAAACCGCCAGTACATAACTAAAAGGGGTATAGGGGGGTGTCTAAAAAACATACCC